CTTTACCACATTTAGTTGCAATTGTAAAACAAAATTTTGATAATAATAGTGATAACAGATTTGTAAAAGTAGAAGCAAGTGGGCATGGTTATTCACTTAACGGAGCAACAGTCAGTAGAAGTTTAAATGTTTTAATTCAAAATAATTACGGAGATGTAGTATAAATTAAAAAGGAGAAATAAAATGCAAGAAGAAAAAAATGAAACAACAGTTAAAAGACCACCAACAGAAACAGAGTTACTACAGTTGCAAATAGAAGCATTAAAAACACAATTAGAAAAAACTGAAAAAGAACATCAAGATTATGTAAAAAGTTTTGAAGTATTTGATTTTGCTTCTGTTGCAAAAGCTATTGAACATTTTACATATACAGATCACACTGGTAGAACAGCATCACAAGTAGTTTTAAGCTTAGGTAATAAATAAAATATGACAAAAAGACTATATCTTCCAACTCTTGCAGAATTAATAGATAGAATGTCAATTGTACAAATGAAACAAATTTTTATTTCACAAAATGCAGAACAATATGAGATAGAAATTAAAAATATAATGCATGATATAAATGAATTACTTATAAATAAAGAACCAAATAATGAATTGATATTTAATGCAAAATGTATTCGTGCATCTCTTATAATTCAATTAGCAAACAGGGTTATATGGGAGAATGAATCTAAAGCACGTTTAGGTGGATCTGATCAAGATAAATTATTGAAATTTACACATTCTATTAATGGTATTAGAAATACAGCTAAAAATATTATATCAAAAGAAATGGGTGAAAGAGTTGATTTGAAAATAGATTCTTTGGCTGCAGATTTACCAACAGAATATGGTAATTGGAATATATTTACAGGGTGGGAACAATAGTATAATTATGAACTATAAAATATTTAAATTAAGAAAATATGATTATAAAAAAATATTAAAATGTTTAGGAAATGGTTTTTCAAAAAATGTAAGTTTAAAAGATAAAAAATTTATTAAAAAAATTTTTAATGAAAAATGGATAGGTTATGGTGCATTTATTGAAAATCTTGAAGCTAGTGGTTTAAATGATGATTTTGTATTAGATCTTATTGGTTATTGTTTTATAAAATATCCTCAAAAAAGACCTGAAACAATGACTGTTGTTAGAAAAGATTTTAGAGATAAAGGAATAGCAACAGATTTAAGAAATTACGCCTTAAAACAGAGAGAATTTATAGGGCATATAATTTATTCTTCTGTAAAATTAGATAATCCAGCTTCATTTAAGTCAATTATAAAGTCTGGGTTTAATGTATTTGATGTTACAAAAGATGGTTATATACAATTGATAAAAATATTAAAATATGAAAATTAAAAAAATAACAATAAAAATAGAATATGATGATGCAAGATTTAGTTTTGGTTCAATATTTGTGCCAGAAGAGTTTAGAACAAAAAAAGATATTAAAAAAAATTTATTTAAACCACAAACTAATAGTCCTATTGAATGGTTTGAAAATACACTTAAAACAAATGATTTTGACAGCAATAATAAAGTTTGAAAAAACATTAGATATAACTATATTAAAAACAATAAAATTTCCAGAATATGTTTTAGAAAAATGGTGTTCTGGTTGTAAAGTTGAATTTATTTCTGATAATGATTATGATAAAAAGAAGGTTTTTATTCATAATTTATTAAAGGAAATAGAATGCAAAGAGTATTAGTAACAGGAGGAGCTGGATTTTTAGGCAGCGTATTAGTAGAAGAATTATTAAAAAAAGATTATATAGTAACAGTAATAGATAATTTTTTATATCGACAAACATCTTTATTAAATTTATGTCACAATAAAAATCTAAAACTTATAAAGGGTGATGTTAGAGATATAGAGTTAATGTCAAATTTAATACCAGATGCTGATGTTATTATACCACTGGCTGCTATTGTTGGTATGCCTGCCTGTAATAGAAATCCAGATTTAGCAACAGAAGTTAATTATGAAGCTATAAAATTTATAGCACAAAATAAATCAAATAATCAATTATTATTATATCCTAACACTAATTCGGGTTATGGTATAGGTGAAAATAATATATATTGCACAGAAGAAACAAAATTAAGTCCAGTTTCTTTATATGGTAAAACAAAAGTAGAAGCAGAAAAAGAAGTTTTATCTATAGAGAATTCTATGGTTTATAGACTTGCTACGGTTTTTGGAATGAGTTCTAGACCAAGACTTGATTTATTAGTAAATGAATTTGTTTACAAAGCTTTTAATGATGGTTATATTGTATTATATGAATCACACTATAAAAGAAATTATATTCATATTAGAGATGTAGCTGCTGGGTTTATTTGGGCAATAGAAAATTGGGATAAAGTTAATGGAAATGTATTTAATTTAGGTTTGTCAGATGCAAATCTTTCTAAATTAGAATTATGTCTTAAAATTAAAGAATTTTTACCAAATTTTCACATAGATTTAGCAGAAGTATCAAAAGATCCAGATCAAAGAAATTATATTGTATCAAATGAAAAAATAGAATCTAAAGGATTTAAAGCTAAAATTTCTATTGAAGATGGTATAGAAGAATTATTAAAAGCATATCAAATATTAAATATAAATCAATATAGCAATTTATAAAGATATAACAAAATGGAAATATGATACATCGTAACATAGATAATACAGAGCGTTTAGTTTTTTATCAAATGAGAGAAGATTATATAAGAGTTAATAGTCAAAATAGACATTCAGATATTCCATATTTTGATATATATTATCCTAGTAAAGAATTTCCTATTGGTAAAGAAAATGAAGACAAATTTTGTGTTGTAGAGATTGGTGGTGAAAATTATCATTATTTTAATATATTAGATGAATGTATTATTTATGTATTTAAAGTATTTAATGAATATTTACAGAAAATAGAATATTTTACTAAAGAAAGTAAAGAAAATGAAATTTAAACAACCAAAATATCCATTAGCATACGACACAATAGATAAATCAGATATAAACGCTCTTTGTGAGTGGCTTCGAAAAGGTGAGAGGCTTTCAAAGGGCGATCTTACAATAGAGTTTGAAAAACAATGGGCTAAATTTATAGGAACAAAATATTCAGTTTTTGTAAATTCAGGTTCATCTGCTAATTTTTTAATGGCATTGGCTTTATTATATTCTGAAAAACTAAAAAATAAAAAAGTTATAGTACCATCAGTTGGCTGGGTGACTACTGTTGCACCGTTTATGCAATTGGGATTTGAACCAATTATGTGTGGAGCTAATTCTTCTAATTTTGGATTAGAATTAGGTGAATTAGAATTTTTGTGTAAAAAACATAGACCAGCTATTGTTATTGCTGTAAATGTATTAGGTTTTAGTAATAATATTGCTTATTTAAGAACATTACAAAAAAGATATGGATTTTGTTTATTAGAAGATTCTTGCGCAGCTCTTGGTTCAGAATATTATTCTCCTATTTCAAATGAACATGGTTATAAAGTTGGTTCACTGTCTGACATGTCTTCATTTTCATTTTATTTTGGACATCAACTTTCAACAATTGAGGGTGGGATGGTAAACACAAACGATGATGAATTATATCATTTAATGTTAATGTTAAGAAGCCATGGTTGGGGTAAAGATTTACCCAGAGGAGAGTATAATAATTTAATTGCAAAATATAACATAGATGATTTTCATTCTCCATTTACATTTTTTGTACCTGGTATGAATTTAAGATCTACAGATTTACAAGCATTTTTAGGTTTAAGACAAATAGAAAAAGCAAATTTTGTATCAAATAAAAGAAACGACAATCATAGATTATATTATAAATTATTATCTGATTATTTTAAAATGCAATATTATACACCAGATGATATGTTTGTTAGTTCTATAAGTATAGGAGTTTTAGCTAATAGTATAGAACATAGAAAAAAAATTGTAGAAAAATTAGTTGAAAATGATATTGAAACAAGAGTGTTTAGTGCAGGAAATTTAGGTAGACATCCATTTTGGGTAAATAAATATGGTGAATTTAGAGATGTTATTAGTGATAGAATACATGATACTGGATTTTTTTTACCAAATTATCCAACAATGACAGAAGAAGATATAGAATTTATCTGTAATATAGTAAAATCAGCTTAAAATATGATATCAAAACAAGAACTTATAGATTTTGAAAAAGATGTAGAACAAATTTATTTTGCAGGTGGTATAAAAGCACCAATACATTTGTCGTCTGGAAATGAAGACCAGTTAATTGAAATATTTAAAAATATAAAAGATACTGATTGGGTGTTTTCTACATGGAGAAGTCATTATCATGCTTTACTTCATAATATACCAAAAGAAAAAATTAAACAACAGATATTAGATGGTAATAGTATTACATTATGTTTTCCAGAGCATAATTTTTACACATCAGCAATAGTTGGCGGCATTATACCAATAGCCTTAGGTGTAGCTGTAAGTATAAAATTGAAAGAAATAAAAAGAAAAAAACAAATTAATTTATTACAAGATGCAATTGCTATTAATGAAGATTTAAAAAATAAAATTAATGAAGATTTAAATTATTTTTTATCTATTAAAGATGAACAAGTTTACTGTTTTATTGGTGATATGACTTTTAATACTGGTATATTTAAAGAATCATATGAATATGCAATAAATAATAATTTACCAATTACATTTGTTTTAGAAGACAATCAATATAGTGTAGGGACACCAACAACTGAAGCTCAATTTTCATTAAATAAAAATAAATATTTAGATGGCAAAACTAGATTAATACAGTATTCTTATAACAACAAATATCCTCACAGTGGTATTGGAACTTTTGTGGCATTTTGATTATGAATAAATACGATAAATTTACAATTGAATTTTATAAATATTTAAGACTTCAAGCACAATATTTAAGAATTGGACAAGCATTGATGAATTTTCTTTTTATTTTTGATAAAGAAGAATATGAAAAAATTACATCTGCTCATTATTATGATAAAACAAATGTTGACTGTTATTATTTAGATAATTTAATACCTAATACATTAGAACATTTACAAAAAGTTTGGAAAGATCAATGAAATATTTTGATGAAATTAAAAAATCAATGGAGTGGCTTGCTGAAAAAGGAGATACAATATTTCTCGGACAAGCAGTTTCATTTCCAGGAACTGTATTGACAAAAACTTTAAAAGATATAAACGATAATAAAAAAATAGAAATGCCAGTTGCTGAAAATATGCAAATGGGAATTTCTATAGGCATGTCATTAAATGGATTTATACCAGTTACAATATATCCAAGATTTGATTTTCTAATATTAGCTGCAGATCAATTGGTTAACCATTTAGATAAATTACCTGCAATTTCACAATATAAAAAGATTCCTAAATTAATTATTAGAACTACAGTAGGTTCTAAAATACCATTACACCCAGGGCACCAACATTGTAATGATTATACAGATGCTTTTAAATTATTATTACCAACAATTAATGTTGTAAAGTTAAATGAATCAGAACAAATATTTGAAGAATATAAAAAAGCATATTTTAGTATAAAAAGTACTTTAATAGTTGAAATAATGGATTATTATAATTTAAAATAATATGTTTACATTTAACGCATCTGCAGCACATGTAAAAGATATATTAAATTTTGAAGGTGTTTATCAATTTACACCTGGCAGATATTGTGATAATAGAGGAGAAAATGTTTTTACATTTCAAAAAGATATGTATGAACAATTACTTGGTGTAGAATTTGTAAAAGATGAAATATCAATATCAAAAAGAAATGTTATTAGAGGACTTCATGGTGACAATAAAACTGGTAAGTTAATACAAGTTTTATATGGTGAAGTTTTTTTTGTAGTTGTTGATTATAGAAAAGATAGTAAAAATTATTTACAACATAGAACGTTTATATTAAATTCAAATAATAGATTACAAATATATATCCCACCAAATTTTCTAAATGGTCATATGTGTTTATCTGAAGAATGTGTTTTTTCATATAAAATGACACAATATTATTTTGGTATTGAAGATCAATATTCAATAAAATATGATGATAAAACTTTAAATATAAAATGGCCATTGGATATAAAACCAATTTTATCAAATAGAGATTTAGAAGCTAAAAATATATGAATTATTTTTTTGGCTCTTTATTGTGTTTTTTGTTAAATGAACATAAATTTTTTGGATTTGATAAGCTTTATTTTAATAAAGAAGATAAATTTTTTTCTTTAACTATATGTTATAGATGCAATAAAATCAATAAAATAAAAGAATATGAACCAAACAAGTAAATATAACTTTAATATATATTTAGAACAAATTAAGAAATTAAATATTCTTGTTATTGGTGATATAATGATAGATAAGTGGGAATATTTTAAATCTGTTAGATTGTCTCAAGAAGCACCAGTGCCAATTGTAATACCAGAAAAAAAAGAAGAATATGTATTAGGTGGTGCTGGTAATGTTGCAAAAAATTTAGATTTATTAGGCGCAAATGTGTATTTATTTTCATTAATAGGTAATGATAAATATTCTGATTTATTAATTAATGATTTAATAAAAAAACAATCTAATATTAAATTTCATTTTGTGTCTGATTCAAGAGTTAATACTATAAAGCAGAGGTTGATAGTAGATAATCAACATTTTTTAAGAATAGATAGTGAAAATACTAAAGATATTTCTGGCTATGTTTACAATGAATTTATTAAAAATATAAATAATATTTTTAAATTGGAAAAATTTGATGCTGTTATTTTACAAGATTATAATAAGGGTCTTTTAAGTGATAATGCAGTAAGCTTTATAATTAATAAATGTATAGCAAATAATATTAAAGTATATATTGATCCTAAAAAAATAAGATATTTTGAGGGTGCATGGTTATTAAAACCTAATAAAAAAGAATTCTTTGAATTAACCAATATAGATATAAATAAAAATAATTATGATAAATATTCAATTGGTGTATATGATTGGATGCATGTAAAAAATGTTAATAATTTATTGATAACTTTATCAGAAGATGGTATGGTTTTTTATGGTAGTAATGGTAATATTACATATTTTAATGAAAAATTTATTTTTGATAATACTGTTGATGTTACTGGTGCTGGTGATATTGTTATAGCTTTATATACTGCATTAGATTTATTAAAAAATGTTTCTGAATATGAAAAATTATATTATACATCTTTAGCTTCTCAAACAGCAATAACAAAGCGTGGTACATCAATCTTTTCGTTAAATGAAATTTCAAAATATATTTAAAAAATATTTACAAGTCAACAGTATAATTTTATATTTAATTAATCAACAAATTCCTAAAAATAAATAAACAATAGGATTATTTTATGTCAAAACAATCAGTTATAGATTCAATAAGAGAAAAACTTGCAAAACAAAGTAAGAATTCACAAAATAGTGAAAACAATAAAATGCGATGGTCACCAAAAGAGGGCGAAAAATATACTGTTAGAATTGTGCCATATCAACATGGTGCAGACCCATTTACAGAGTTGCACTTTCATTATAACATAGGAAAAAACATAATGTGTCCTAAAGCAACTTTTCCGGGTGATAATACAAAACGTTGTGCTATTGATGAATTTGCACAAGAGCTTTTAGCAGAAGCTAAAAAGTCAAAAGAAAAAAATAATGAATCATGGGAACAATTTAAATTATTATCTCCAAGACCAAGACCACATTGTCCTATATTAATTAGAGGAAAAGAGAGTGAAGGTGTGAAATTTTGGGGTATGCCTATGAAAACATATAATACAATAGGTAAATATTTTTTAAATCCACAATGGGGAGATTTATCTGACCCAATAGATGGTAGAGATATTGAAGTTGAAGCAATAAAACAAAATAATGAAAAATATGCATCACCATCAATAACACCTTCTCCAAATAAAACAAAGATGATTACTACAGGAAATGTTAAAGAAGATAATAAAAAAGCAGCTGAAATAATCACTTCTGTTCCAGAAATATATAGTGTTTTTGAAATACCATCATATGAAGATACAAAAGCTGTTTTAGAACAATATTTAGCTAAAGGAAATCAAGAAGAAACAACACCAGAAGAAACATTACCAGAAGAAACACAGCAACCTTCAGAAAATGAAAACACAGATGTTGATCAGAATAATCCGGAAGATTCAGATGATATAGAGGTTTTATTAGCTAAAATGAAAAAAAATAAAAAATAAAATATGGGAAGAAAAATAAAAGATATTGGGGATTCTGAAACAGCAATTAGAAAGTTAAAAGACGCTGTAGCAGATAATTTAATAAAGGATATAAATAGCGGTTTAGGTAATATTGCATATTCTTTGGGTGAACATGAATCACCCAATAATATAAAAGATTTTATACCATCTAGCAGTACTTTGTTAGATACTAATATGACAAATGGACAAGTTTATCCAAAAAATGGATATCCCGTTGGTAGACTTGTTGTAATTTCTGGTGATTCGTCTTCTGGTAAATCATTATTAGCAGCTCATGCTCTTATAAATACACAAAGACTTGGAGGAATACCAGTTATTTTTGATGAAGAATCAACTATTGATTTAGCATTACTAAAAAGAATGGGATTAAAAATTGGTAAAGAAGCAACTGATGCTGGATTTGAAAAACCAGTATATTTACAAGCAGGCACTGTTGAAAAAGTTTTAGAAGCAATGGAAAAAATTATTACAACCATTAGAGAAACTGAGACAAAAAAACTTGTAACAATTGTTTGGGATTCTATAGCTTCTACACCAACTGGTGTAGAATTAGAGGGTGATTATGAGCTTGAAGGTTATGGTATGGAAAAAGCCAAATTACTTTCTAAAGCAACAAGAAAATTAACGCAATTAATTTCTAATAACAACATATTGCTTTTGTGGACAAATCAAATTAGAGATAAAATAGGTGGTCTTGGTTGGGGTGATAAAACATCTGAACCTGGTGGAAAAGCAGTTCCATTTCATGCAACAATAAGAATCAGATTGGCAAAAATTGCTGATATTAAAAATGATGCTGGTGACGTTATAGGTGTAACTGTTAAAGCAACAACAAAGAAAAATAAAATTGCGCCATATAATAGAACTTGTGAATTCAATATTTATTTTAATAAAGGTATAGATGATGTTGAAAGTTGGCTTGATAATTTAGAGTCTAGAAAAATTGTAACAAAACCAACAAAACAAAAATATAGTATTGAAATTGATGGTAAAACATATGAATTTAAAAAATCAGCATGGTATAAAACATTAATAGATAATAATTTATATGATAAAATAAAAGACATGGTTGTTAAAGCAAATACTATAGATTATGAATCATTAATACCAAGTTTTGATGATATGGTTAATTCAGCCAAAGAATCTGTAGACGAAGATACCGGAGAAATAGAGGATTAAATGAAACCTGTTATATTATTTGTAAAATATAAAAATAACATTATTTCAATATCAGCTTTGGGATATAAAAAACTTATACAGAAATTTATAAAACATTTAAATAAAAATTATGCAAAGACAAGAAGTTTATAAAATAATTGATACAGAAAGAGAATACCAAGATAAATTATAGGGTAAAACATTATCAGATGATAGAGTTGGCAACGGAGAAAGAAGTGTTGATGAATTTGCGATATACATAAGTGCGTATTCAGCTAATCTTGTAGAGATATGTTCTAAAACAGGAGATCCGACAAGAAAAAAAGAAATAATAAGAAAAATTGCCGGACTTTGTGTTGCGTGTATGGAACAGCATAATACACCAGAAAGAAAAAATACCTAATTTCTTATATTTATATATTGCGGGATAGGGGAGTTTGGCCGTCCCCGTCTGGCTCATAACCAGAAGATCGCTGGTTCGAATCCAGCTCCCGCTACCAAAATATATAAGTTTTTAATATTTATATATTATAAAAATTACATACTTTCGGGATTAAATAAATTAATCATTTGATGGCAATATCCCGAGGCCATTAAAACTATAAATAAAGGAGTAATAATATGTATAATAACAGATTTATACTAGCTATAAAACATAATAACAAGGTTCTTAGAGAAAACAAAAACGTTGTACAACTTCCATTCAATTCAGAATATTCTCTTCTATTAAAAAATGAAAACTACAGAAGAGCAATAGTAAATATAAAAATAGACTCAAAAGATGTATTGAATGGTAATGGTATAATTTTAAATGCAAATTCTGAACTTAATCTTGAAAGATTTTTAGAAAAAAATGATAGTGGTAGAAGATTTAAATTTGTAGATTTATCGCATGGTGGTATTTTTGATAAAAAAAATCCAGAAAATGGTTTAATTGAAGTTGATTTTTGGTTGGAAGAAAATCCTGTATTAACAACATGGTCAGTGACAAATATAGATCCTTTTTGGGAAAAATTAAAGAAAACAGATTATGATAAAGAATATAAATATCCTATTATAACTTGTCAATCAGCAAATTTAGATAATTTTTCTACTAAAAAATTTACATCATATTCCATGAATATGATTAACACAAATGCTGCTGTTAGTAATGATATCGGTGGTACAGTTAAGGGCTCTAAATCAAATCAAAGATTTGAAAATGTAAATTTTGGAAATAAAGATTTAGCATCTCACACACAAATAAGATTATGGTTAAGAGCAACAAAAGAACCACAATATGTTGAAGATACAAAAATAAAATTTTGTACTCAATGTGGAAAAAAATTACAGTTTAAAGATAATTTTTGTTCTTCTTGCGGTAAAGATGTAAAAAATAATTAGTTTTTTGTTTACTTCATGTAACTGTAGTTTTATATTTATATAACATAAAATTACAGTTACATCTTCTTCAATCCTCTCGATTAAAATAAATGCGAAAAAGAATTTTGTTAATTGATTCATTTAATTTAATTATCCGTGCATTTGCAGCAATTCCAACTTCTAATGATAATGGAAATCATGATGGTGCTATTAGAGGAATGTTGCAAACTATAAAAATTTTATTAGAACAATTTAGCCCATCTATTGTTATTTTTTGCTGGGAAGGTAAAAATTCTAGTAAAAAAAGAAAAAAAATATATTCAAACTATAAAGCAAGCAGAGTTGTCAAAAAAAGTCTTCAAAAACAATTTCAATGGGAATATCCAGAACAAGAACAAGAATCTCTTAGAGCTCAAGTTTTCAGAGTTAAAGAATATTTTAATGTCATGCCATTTTATGAACTTGAAATTGAAAATTGTGAAGCTGATGATATTATAGCATATATTTGCAACTATCATTTTAAAGATAGTGATAAAATAATTATATCATCAGATAAAGATTATTTTCAATTGCTTTCGGATTCAGTATCTGTTTATAGACCAGTTAAAAAAGAATTAGTAACAAAACAATCATTAATAGATTCACATCAAATATCACCACAAAACTGGATTATGATGAAGTGTTTGGTTGGTGATAATTCTGATGATGTTCCTGGTATAAAGGGAATAGGTATGAAAACAGCTGTTAAGTTGTTTCCATTTATTAGTCAAGAAAAAGAGTGTGATTTAAATTATTTATTTGAATACTCTGAAAATAATTTAAACAATGAAAAAAAATCATTGATAAAATATTATGAGAAAATAATAGAGACAAAAAATAAAGAAATCTTAGAAAGAAACTATAAATTAATGCAATTAATGTCTCATCAAATATCTTCAAGTGGTATTGAATCTATTAAGAGTACTATTTTGAATAAAAAATTACAATTTAGCAATTTTAAATTAAGATTGTTGTTTATGCAAGACAATTATTTTATAACTAATAAGGTTTTTTTAGAATGGCAACAATGTTTAAATCCACTAACATTTCAACAAAAGGATGCATTAATTGATTTCTAAAAAAACAGATATAGATACATTTCAAAAATTTGGTGGTTCTGTATTTCAAACAAAGTTAATACAATCGTTGATATTGGATGTAAAATTTTTTGCTAGAATTTTTAGCATTCTTAAAAAAGAATATTTTACAAATCAAGCTCATCAATTTTTATTTGAAAAAATTAACGAATATTATGAAAAATATAAATTAGTTCCTAGTTTTGAAATATTAGAAATAATTGTAACTTCTGAACAAGATGAATTAATAAGAACTGTTGCTCATGAAATATTAAAAGTAATTAAAAAATCATCTGTTGCTGATACAAAAATGATTAAAGATGAAGCTTTATTATTTTGTAGGCAACAAAGAATGAAAGCTGCAATATACAATTCTGTTAAAAGATTTGAAGAAAATGATTGGGAAGGTATATGGAAAGATGTTGGTGATGCTTTTAGGGCTGGTGAAGATAATGATTCTGGACATGATTATTTTGAAGAATTAGACCATAGATTAGAAAAATTAAAAAGGGAGATTGTACCAACTGGATTAAAAGATCTAGACACATTACTTGGTGGTGGGATGGGTAAGGGAGAGTTAATAATTGTTGTTGGCGGTCCTTCTATTGGTAAGAGTTTTTTTATGCAAGTTGTTTCTGCAAACGTTGTTTTGCAAAATAAAAATGTTATTTATTATACATTAGAATTATATGAGCATCAAGTTGGTGTTAGATTTGATTCTAGATTTTCAGGAATATCTATAGATGATGTTCCTACTAATAAAGAATTTGTTAAAAATAAATTAATAAATTTATCAAATAAAGGTAAGTTTAAAATAAAAGAATATCCAGCTAAAACTTCATCTGTTAATATTTTAAGAATGCATTTAAATAAATTAATGATGGAGAATTTTATACCAGATTTAATTGTTGTAGATTATGCAGATTTATTAAAAGGTAGAAAAGGTATAAATGAAAAAAGATTTGAACTTGAAAGTATATATGAAGATTTAAGAGCATTAGCTTATGATTTTAATGTTCCTGTATTATCTGCTTCTCAAGCAAATAAAGCTGAATATAATAATGAAGTTGTAACAATAGCTTCTCTGGCAGAATCTTTTGCAAAAGCTGCTGTTGCTGATATTATTATTACAATTTCTAGAAGAATGGATGATAAATTATCAACGCCTCCAAAAGCAAGAATGTTTATTGCAAAAAATAGAGCAGGTAAAGATGGTGTTATTATACCATTGCAACCATTTGATATTGGTACTATGCAATTAGAAACTAAAACAGCTATAACAGATAATGAAACATTAAAAAAAGAAATATCAAAATTAACATATGGTGATGAAGAACAATTAAAAAGATCATTAAGCAAAAAATACGATAAATTTAAAAAGAAAGATACAGACAATGAAGACACTAGCAAATCTTAAACAATTAAGCTTAGAAGTATTAAGTGAAAATTCTAATCTTAGTTTAGAAAATGAAAATGACAGAGTAATATTAGCTGAAAAAATAGAAGAAAGATATAAAAATGTTGTTTCTAAAATTGCAAAAGATTATTTGCAAAAAGAAATTGATAATCGATCTACATTATCAACTTTCAATTCTCTAATTAAAAAACCTAATTAATATGGAATTTTTTTGTAAAGACTGTAGCGAATCATTTTATCTTTCATTTTATAAGTCATTGTATCTTTGGCCAGTAAAATGTATAAAATGTGATTCTCAAAATGTTAATTATTCATATTGTGGATCTTTAACAATTAAAAATAAAATAAAAAAAGAAGAAATTTTAAATGGCAATATTTAATTTTCAGTGTAAAGATCAATTTGATATACACAAAGAAGAATTGTATATTTTTGAAGAAATTCTTTTTTCAAAAGATGATGAAAATTCTATAAAGTGTCCTATATGTAAATCAGATTCTATAAAGATATTTTCACCACCTAAATCTATAAAATTTAATGGTTCTGGTTGGACTGAAAAATCAAGAAATAGAAATTATGATTCCACTCAAGGATTAAGAGATCAAATACAGGAAATTAAAAAACAAAAAGAAAATTTAACAACAGAACAATTATTTAACCCAAATGGCGATAAAAAAATATAATTTAATAGTTAAAAGTATTTTTTTGAAAGCTTTAAAATATGAAACAAGTTTAGAGTTTTTGATGAAAGACTATTTAAAAAATAAAACGGAGAAAAAATGAGTAAAGAAATGTATTATAGTGCTGAAAATAGACTAAGGCTTATAAATGGTGTTTCAAAATTATCTAGAGCTGTTATAACAACACTTGGTCCAAAGGGCAGAAATGTTATAATTGATAAAGCTTTTGGAAATCCTATTGTGACAAAAGATGGTGTTACAGTTGCAAAAGAAGTTGAATTAAAAGATCCCATTGAAAACCTTGGTGCTAAAATATTAAAAGAAGCTTCAATAAAAACGGCTGATATTGCTGGCGATGGAACAACAACATCAATTGTATTAGCACAAGAAATTGTTAATCAAGGATTTAAAAATATTGTTGCTGGTGCCAATCCAATGGATTTAAAAAGAGGCATTGATTATGCAACAAAAGAAGTAATAAAAGAATTAAAAGAAATTAGTAAACCAATACAATCAAAAGAAGAAATTGCACAAGTTGGAACAATATCTGCTAATAATGATAAAGAAATAGGTAATCTTATTGCCGATGCTATGGAAAAAATAGGTAAAGATGGTGTTATAACAGTTGAAGAATCAAAAACAATAGATACTTATGTAGAAATTACAGAAGGATTAAAATTTGATAAAGGATATGTTTCACATCATTTTATTAATAATGCAGAAAAAAATAATGTTGTTTTAGAAAATGCTCATTTCTTATTATATGACAAAAAAATATCATCATTGAAAGATATAGTTAAAGTTCTTGAACTTATGGCTCAACAAAAAAAATCTATAGTTTTAATAGCTGACGACTTTGAAGGTGATACTATACCAGGTTTAGTTATTAACAAATTAAGGGGTGCTATTCAATCAGTTGCAATTAAAGCTCCAGGTTTGGGTGATAAGAAAAAAGATATTTTGGAGGATATAGCAATTTTAACTGGTGGTGTTGTTATATCAGAAGAAAAAGGCTATAAATTAGATTCTGTTCAATTACAACATCTTGGTGTTGCTGAAAAAGTTATTATAGATAACGAGTCAACAACAATAGTGAATGGTAAAGGGTCTATCGAAAATATTAAAAAAAGAGTTGCTGAATTAAGAGTTCAGATTGATAATTCAAAAAATGATTTTGATAAAGAAAAATTACAAGAACGTTTAGCTAAATTATCTTCTGGTGTTGCAATATTAAAAATTGGAGCAGTAAGTGAAGTAGAATTAAAAGAAAAGAAAGCTAGAGTAGAAGATGCTTTACATGCAACAAAAGCTGCTGTTGAAGAAGGTATTGTACCGGGTGGTGGTATTGCATTTGTTAGAATATATGAAAAATTAAAAAATTATCCACAAATATTTGAAAATGCAGATCAATTAACTGGTTGGAATATTGTGTTAGAGTCAATATTAAAGCCATTAAAATCAATAGTTGAAAATGCAGGTATTAATGGTGAAGTTATTTTAAGTAAAGTTATGAAAGTTTCAGGAACAGCAATGAATTCATCAACAGCTGTTGATTATGGTTATAATGCACAAACAAATGAATTTGGAAATTTATATGATTTAGGTGTAGTAGATCCAACTAAAGTAACAAGAGTTGCTTTAGAAAATGCTTCGAGTGTTGCTTCTATACTTTTAACAACAGAAGCATCAATAGTAGAAATTAAAGAAGAAGAAAATAATCAACAATTGCCAGATATGTCTGGTTTATATTAATAAATAGAGGTAAACATGTCAGAATTTATATATATACAAAAAGAATTATCAATATCAACTGGTAATAAACTTAATTCATTAAAAAAAGATTTTAATTTAAATGATAATGAAATATTTGTTCCTATAATGGATACGCACGGACAGTTAATGGCATTAGTTATAAAAAATAGACATAATATTAAATTTGAAGATCATGGTTTTATATTAAATGAATAAATAGAGGTAAACATGTCAGAATCAACAGAAAAAAATTATTATTTAGCAACAGTTAAAATTTCTAATACAATAGAAAAAGATGAAGAAACAAAAACAAAAAAATCAAGAGAATTATATCTTGTTGAAGGTGTATCATTAACAGATGTTGATGCAAAAATTAATAAAGAATTTAAAGATGTTACATTTGAATTTGAAGTTTCAAGTGTTAGAGAAGTTAAGATTGTTAAGGTATTAAAATAATGAAAAAAGAAAATATTATATTGACACGAGAAGAATTTATTTGTTTAATAATGGAAAATTTTAATGAAAATGCTAAAATATTAGATTTTAAAATTATAGGAAAATATAAACATTTAACAACAAAACTAACACCAAGAAAAAAATGATAATATCAACTGATAGACTTGATATTTGGATATTCCATAAAAAATATCCAATCTGTATAACAACAAACGGATATGTTAAAAATAATACTGGTGAGTGTGTAATGGGAAGAGGAATAGCTTTAGAAGCTAAAATAAAATTTCCAAAATTATCAAAAGAATTAGGTTTTCAAATAACAAAATATGGGAATAATGTTTTTTACTTTAAAGATTATGATTTATTTTCTTTTCCTGTTAAACATAATTGGTGGGAAAAAGCAGATTTAAAATTAATAGAAAAAAGTTGTATTGAATTAGTTAATTTCTGTAATAATAGTAAAATTGACAAATGTTTTTTACCAAAAGTTGGATGTGGTAATGGTCAATTAAATTGGAAAGATGTAAAACCTGTTTTAGAGTTTATTTTAGATGATAGATTTTTTATTATAGATAAAGGATAGTTATGAATTGGAATGAATATATGTTCAATCTTGTTGATGCTATATCTTTAAAATCAAAAGATAATTCTAATAAAGTTGGCTGTGTTATTGTTGGAGATAATTATGAAATATTATCTACTGGTTTCAATGGTTTTCCAATAGATGTAGAAGAAAAAGAAAATAGATTTGAAAGACCATTAAAATATTTTTATACAGAGCATGCAGAAAGAAATGCAATATATTTAGCAGCAAGAAGAGGAACACCACTCACTAATAGTAGAATATATTTAAAGTGGTTCCCATGTGCTGAATGTGCAAGAGCTATTATACAATCTGGTATTAAAGAAATATTTATTGATGGTAAATCATATAATCCAGATGTTATTTCAGAAAGAGATAAAAGATGGGAAGAAAGTTTTACCCAAGCAAAACTAATGTTATTAGAAGCAAACATATCAATAAAAATAATTAAAGGAGAAAATTAGTGTTTAAGTTATCAGATTCTTTTATAGAAAAATATGAAAATAAAAAATCACCATTTGTTAATAATGTTTTAGGTGAACTTGTTTTTATAAGAACATATTCAAGAATAAAAGAAGATGAAAATAATGAACAGTGGTTTGAAACAGTGAGAAGAGTTGTTGAAGGTACATATAATATTCAAAAAAATTGGATAGAAAAACACCAACTTGGATGGAATAACTCTAGGGCTCAAAAATCAGCGCAAGAAATGTATGATAGAATGTTTCATATGAAATTTCTCCCACCAGGTAGGGGTTTATGGGCAATGGGGAGTGATATAATTAATATAAAAGAATTATATGCAGCTTTAAATAATTGTTCATTTGTTTCAACAGCAAATTTAAAAGATGATTTATCAAAACCGTTTTTATTTCTTATGGATATGTCTATGCTTGGTGTTGGAGTTGGTTTTGATACTAAGGGTGCTGAACAGATAGTTATAAAAGGCCCAAATAATAGAAAAAAAGATTTATATATAATACCAGATTCTAGGGAAGGTTGGGTTGAATCAGTTAAATTATTGCTAGATTCATATTTTCTTGGTAGTCAACCAATAGAATTTGACTATTCTCAAATAAGGTTAGAGGGTTTACCTATAAAAACTTTTGGTGGTATAAGTTCTGGTCCAGAACCATTAAAAGATCTACACAAACAATTAGAAAAAATTTTAGATTCACAAATAAATCAACCAATATCAATTACAACAATAGTTGATATAATGAATTTAATAGGTAAATGTGTTGTGTCTGGTAATGTTAGAAGATCAGCAGAGATAGTATTTGGTGACTTTAATTCTGAAGAATATTTAGATTTAAAAAATTATAAAAAAAATAAACAAAGAGAAAGTTATGGTTGGACATCAAATAATTCAATTTTTGCAGAACTTGGTATGGATTATTCTGATGCTGCTGAAAGAACAAAAATAAATGGTGAACCTGGTTATGCTTGGTTAGAAAATATGAAAAATTATTCTAGAATGAATAACGGACCAGATTATAAAGATAAAAGAGTTGCTGGTGGAAATCCTTGTTTGGAACAATCATTAGAATCCTACGAATTGTGTTGTTTAGTAGAAACATTTCCATATGAACATGATTCTTTAGAAGATTTTAAAAGAACACTAAAATATGCATATTTATATGCTAAAACTGTTACATTGGGTAAGACACATTGGTTTGAAACAAATAGAGTAATGTTAAGAAATAGAAGAATAGGTTGTTCAGTTTCTGGCATAGTTCAATTTCTTAAAAAATACAATATACATGAATTAAAAAAATGGCTAGAAGAAGGTTATAAAACAATTGAAGAGTATGATGAAATATATTCAGATTGGTTTGCAATACCATTGAGTAAAAAGAAAACTTCAGTTAAGCCAAGTGGTACTGTATCAAAACTACGCAATGCAACTCCGGGAGTTCACTTTCCAGAATCAAGATATTATATACAAAGAATTAGATTAGCAAAAAATAGTCAATTAGTAAAACAATTAGAAAAAGCTGGATATCATATTGAGCCATGTGTTGGTAGTGAAAAAACTACATCTGTTGTTGAAATTCCAGTTGATATTGGTGAAGGTATACGTTCAGTTGATGAAGTTTCGATGTGGGAACAATTATCATTGGCTGCTTTTATGCAAAAATATTGGGCAGATAATCAAGTTTCATGCACAATATCTTTTAATCCAAAAACTGAAAGTGAACAAATAAAACATGCATTAAATTATTTTCAATATCAATTAAAAGGTATTTCGTTTTTACCAAAATTAGATGGTGGTGCATATCCACAAATGCCATATGAAAAAATTGATGAAAAAAGATATAATGAAATGAGTAAAAATCTTAAAAAAATAAATTTTGGTAAAATAAAGGGTGAAGAAGCAGAACTTGACAGGTTTTGTAATAATGATGTTTGTGAAATAGATTATTCTCAGCTTAAAAAGGAAAAATAATATGGATAATAAAATAGAGCATGAATATACAGCTGAAATTGTTTGCCCTCATTGTGGGTATAAATATGGAGATTCTTGGGAATATAACAATGATGATGGAAATAAAATAGAATGTGAATGTTGTGATAAAAAATTTATTTTATCAGTAAATTTCTCAGTAGATTATTCTACATCAAAAATTGATTGTGAAGAAGAAAAAAAAGAACACACATATATATTTAGTCATTTTTATCATAAAGAAAGAAAATATGGTAAAGGTCTTGATTATATAATCTTACCAGAAGAAGAACAAAAATTTTATAAAATATATATATGTGAAATATGTGATAATAATAAATATGATGAAATAACAAAAGAAGAATATTTAAAAGAAAATAAAATATGAATATATATATAACACCAACAATATTTAGCTCTATAGATTTCACGCCTAAAAAAGCAATGATTATACAAACAAATGCAATTGATATTTCTGGATTAGTAAATGATATTTCAACATGTCACGCAAATTTTCATATACCAACAGAAGATGAAATATTAGATGAAATAGGTGAAAATATTAAAAAAGAATTTATTTCTTTAATGAAAGAAAAAAAATACAAAGATATACCAAGTAAAGAATTTAGAATGATACAATATTTATTGAGTTAAAACTATGAGTAAATTAATATTAGCAACGCTTAAAGATGAAAATAATGAAATTGAAAATTTTTATGAACTCGACACAGATTGGATTAATGATTTTAATGAAGGATTTAAAAAATTAGATGTACCAAATAAAGAAAAAATATATCAAGCAGAATTAGTTTCATTTTTAGCTAAAAGTATTATAGACGAATTTATACAGTCAGATGACGATAAACAATTTAAAGCTAATACATTACCATTAGAGGCTATATTATCAGAATTATTATTTAAAACAAAATAAATGGAAAACAAAAACGAATTAAAATGCCCAACACCAAATTGTGATGGCAAAGAATTTAAAACAGAGAGTGTTAAACCAGAAACTTTTACTGTTGTTGATCAAAAAGCTGATGTTTTATATGGAAGTACTTTATATACATATAGATGTCTTAAGTGCCAAAAAGCATTTACTTCACATTTAGCACCACAAAATAAGAAAATATTACATGGATAAAAATATTTACAAGTTACAAGTTTTTAATTTAATTTAAAATTAAAAAATATGAGTAGAATACAGCATAGCAAAGATTTTAATATATGGCAAGAATTTTTTAATAAAAAGAAACATTTAAATGATTATGAGATTTCAAAATTTGCAGTTGAAAAATTTGGTGGTAGTAGACAAACTTGGACAAGTAGATTTGAAAGTATAAGACAATTATCAAAAAATAATGAACAATTATTACCTAAAAATAAATTACAAGAAGAACATGAAAAAGCAGATAATGCTTTTCTAACATTTATAGGAAAAGATTATCCATATATACAACCAAAAAAGAATTATAGTAAAAAAATTATAAATGAAAAAATTATAAATGTTTCTGACCCACACGAACCATATTCATTTCAACCTGTTTGGGATGATATATATAAAAATCATCATGATGCAGCTCATATACACGTAAATGGTGACATTGCAGATTTTTATTCAAAAAGTAGATTTAAGAAAACAGTTCATGAAGAATTTAGTAATGAATTAAAAGTTATATTTGAACGTCTAGAATGGTTATCGACTAATTGGAAAAAAATTACTTTAATTAGAGGCAATCATGATAATAGAGTTGAAAAATTAATGGCAAGCCTTGTAAATTCTGATATGTTATTTTTAACAAAAACAGATCTTCTTAGTTATCTATGTGCTTTTTTTGATAATATAGAATTAGTTGGTGAAAGAATAACAAGCACTGATGGAACAGTGGCTGATATAGATTTTATTTGGCAATGTGGTGATATAATTTTTACTCATATTGAAAGAAGTCAAAAACAAAGTAGTGGTTTATTAGAAACAATTTCTAATCAAATGCATAGATGGAGTAAGATGTTTAATCTTAAACCCTATAGAGTTATAATGCAGGGCCACAATCACAGATGTACTTTTGACACTAATGGTGCAGAATATCTTTATATATGTCCAATGGCAGCATGTTTAACTACAAACGGATTGAAATATGCATTATCCCCTTCACTAAACGGAGTTCCACCTATAACAGGTTATATTGAGATATATCAAAAAGATGGTATAACTGATGTTAATAAAACAAGAATTAAAATATTTGAATAAGAAAGATAAGTTATGATAGAAAAATATATTCATCATGGAAAAGAAGTTGCAGTTGTTTCTGAAGTAAAAGGAAAACATAGAAATCACTGTTTATGTTTTCTAGGCTGTATTTATTTTAAACCTAATACAGCAGAAAATTGTGAAATAGCTCAATCAAACTTTGATTTATGTGTTAAATATAACTTAGTAACACCAGTTTATGAATGCAGTAAATTTGAGCAAAAATTAACACCCTAAAATGTTAATGTTTTAGGGTGTTTTTATATTACAAAAGCTATTAGAGCACTTATAAGACAATTACTTTAATAAGTTAATATTTCCTACATATAATGGTTTTTATGCTGCTTAAAAGTCAAATCTCAAACAAAATACAAAAATGAAAAATTATATTACAGGTGGGGGAGTAGCTGGATTAGTATCTGCATTTTATAATAAAGATTATAAAATGATAACAGATAAAATAGGTGGTTGGCAAAATTTAAATAAATTTCAATTAGGTCCAAGATTACTTGAAGTTAATAATGCTACAATTTCTTTTATGAATAAATTAGGGTTTTCTAATATTAATACAAAAGAAATTCATATTGGATATATGTATGAAGATGATGTAATAAGATCTTGGCCAACAGATATTTTTAAAATAAAATATGCTTATAAAACAAGAGAACTTGAAGAAGGACAAATTCATAATTCTATTCTTTCATCTGGTAAAAAAAGTTTTATAGTTTTTGATATTGATTATGATTTAATATTAAAAAGATTAGAAGAATTAGTTTTAGATAGAATTTTTATGGGTAAAATTATAAAAATAGATACAGATAAATGCCTTATCAATTATAAAGACGGAAATTTTGATGTAACATCAGAATATGATAATTTAATAAATACATTACCAGCAACTTTATTTCAAAAACTATCAAATCTTATAGATCTTGAAGAACATGACTTTACAGCTTTTCATACTACATTTTTTAAATGTGATTATAATGATTATTTAAGAAAAATAAAAAATGAATTAAATTTAGATTATATTTATTCAATTTCTTCTACACATTGGCATAGATGTAACTTTTTTGATCATTATGTTGTTTTTGAAGTTAAGGGTAAAACAGATATATTAATGGATAATTATTCTGTATTAGATAAAGTAACCTTACCGTTTGCTCAAATAAAATTTTCATATAATGATTGTAATACTACAAAACATAATATAAAACACATTGGAAGATTTGCGCAGTGGAACCACTCTATAAAAATGGAACAATTAATAGAAAGATTTGAAAAACAAAATGGATAGACTTAAAAGAATATTTGATATACAAAAAAACTTTACAAATAAATATCATGAATATCAAAATATTGATGTAGATAATTTAGAACAAAAACAACAACAAACTAAAGAGTATATTTTGTGTCTCATTAAAGAATCTACTGAAATATTGGATGAAATAAATTGGAAGCAACACAAACTCAATAAACAAAAAATATTAGAAGATAATATAATAGAAGAGTCAATTGATTCATTTAAATATTTATTGAATATAATCCAATTATGGAATTTTGATGATAATAAATTTTTTGATGAATTTGAAAGAAAATCTATTGTAGTAGCTCAAAAATTTGAGCAAGAAAAATTATTAAAATTTTCAAATAAAGAAAAAGTTGCTATATTAGATATTGATGGTATTTTATATCCTTGGCCAAAAGAGTTTTTAAGATTTTGTCTTTATTATAATATTAATTATAAATTTAAAAATTTATATGATTTTGAATCTTCAATTGATTTATCTGAAAGATTGAAAATAAAAGATGAATATAGAAAAAGTGGTATTAAAGCAACTGCAAATGTCATCGATGGAGCAGTTGAGTTTACGAATAAATTAAAAGAACTTGGATATACTATAATACTTGTTACAGCAAGACCCTATCAAAAATATCAAAGAATATATGCTGATACATTACAATGGTTGAATAATCATAAGATACAGTTTGATGCTATTATATGGGAAGAACAAAAAGAAAAATATCTTATAGAGAAATTTCCAAATGCTAAATTCGTTGTTGAAGATGATATTGAAAATGCTTTAATTTTATCAAGAAATGGTTTTAAAGTATATTTAAAAAATACTATTTATAATGAATCAAAAGCAACAACAGAAAACATTATAAGATTTAATAATTTTAATGAAATTGAATTATGAAAGAATCTATAATAATATTAGATGGGATTGATAGAAGTGGAAAAACATCGCTTAAAAATGAATTAATAAAACAGTCAAATGGGAAATGTTTAGTAATTGATAGAGCTTTTATATCACAAATAGTTTATAATAGAATATTTAAAAGAGAAATAAATGAAACTTTTTTTAAAAACCAAGCAACTTATTGTTTTCGTTTGGGATATAAGTTTGTATATTTATATGCAAATAAAAATGATATAAAATATAGAGTAAGAAATACTAATGAAAAAGATATTAGTGAAAAAGATATAAACACACATAAAAAAATATTTGACAGTGTAATAAAAGAATTTGAAAAACTTAATATAAAAATATATAAATACAATACTAGTTTATATACTGTTGATGGACTTGTAAAGAAGATTTTTAATAACATTGAGTAAATTTATATGAAAGCAATTTTTATTACTGGTGAAAGTGGAACAATACCTATGGCTATTCAGAGAATAGTTGTAGATAAACATCTCACTGCTATTGTAAATTCTCAATTAAGTGACAACTTTGATTATGATAAGTATAAAACACACCAAAGTTTTAAAATAAGAAAACCTGAAATAGATTTTCTTAATAGAGAATTATTATTTAAAATATTTAAAGAAAAATTTGATAGTTATAATGAAATAACTCATATTATTCATTCTGGTGCTTATGTTGGAACTGATTTTTGTGCAGCAAATCCATTAGATGCTATAAGAACAAATATTGAAGGTACTAAAAATATAGTAGATATCTGTAACACTTTTAATATTAAGCTTATTTATTTTTCTACAACTGCAATTTTTGACCCAAAAGATTATTCTGAAGATAAGCCAATAACAGAAAACACAAAAATTAATCCTCAAACATTATATGGTATTACTAAATATGCTGGAGAAATGATAGTTGAAAAAGAGTGTAAAGCTTTATTTACTATTGTTAGGCCAGTTTTTGGATTCAGCGATTATCCAGATGATTTACACAGTGCATTAACAAAAATTATTTATAATATAATATATAATTTAAAAAATAACACTAATATTAAATTAGATGTTTTGTTGAATAGAAATATAAATAAATCATATACTAGAGTTGAGAATATAGCTGATTGTGTATTAAACATAATAAGAAATGATTATTTTTTAAACGTTTTTAATATTGGTATAAATTATAAAGAATCTGTTGATTGGTATTATTTATTTGAAGTAATTAAAGATGAAATTCTAGTTTTTCAAGAACATTTTGAAAATTTACAAAATCTAGAAAACATATATTCAAACATAGTTTTTTATCATAAAAAAGATT